TTAATCCGCAGTGACATCAATCATGGCCAGCGGATTTTTCGTCGTTGCATCTTCTAAATGATCGGGCGAAAAGTGAGCGTAAATCATCGTCATTTTGATGTCTGTGTGGCCAAGAATTTGTCTCAGCACCAGAATATTTCCGCTGTTCATCATGAAGTGGCTAGCAAACGTATGACGCAAAACATGCGTTTTCTGACCATGAGGCAGTTCAATATTAGCCATCTTAAGGACGGTATTGAACCGCTTGGTCACATCTTTAAAAAGCGCTCCCTGCTTTTTATTGATCTCGCCAAACAGCTCTTTGGTGATTGGTACGGATCGATTCTTACCGCTTTTGGTATAAGCAAAATTGATTTTGTAGGGGATGACCTGAGAACCTCTTAGGTTCAAAGCTTCACCCCATCTGCAGCCAGTGCTCAGACAAATCTTCACGATAGTCGTCAAATCGGCATTGTCATATGCCTCACAAGCCTTGAGCAGCGCGTTCACCTCGGCAATGTTCAGGAATGATAGCTCTTTTTCTTTAATCCTGAATGGCGGAACGTTCTCGATAGGATTGGGATATTTAATATGACCAAGTTTTTTTAACGTGTTGTATACGGATGTGAGGTAAGTGCATTCGATATTTATTGTAGAAAGCGCGGCCGGTAATCTAAATCGGTTACGTTTTTTGCTAAAGACTTCACCGCTAATTCTCTTTCTTCGATATTCTGATATGTCGAAAGGGGTAAGGTCAGCAGCGATGGGATCACCAAGGGCTTCACAAGTTCTGTTTAAATTTTGAAAGCGTAATTTCTTGTTTTTGCCGTCAGCAAGTGTGACGCCATGCAGTTCCCACCACAGTTGGATCAGTTCGCTTAAGAGACGGGTATCATCTTTCTCACCAAGCCAGGGCTTAGCGTCAGTCTCAGACATGGTGTGCTTTTCGAACGCAACAGCCTCGCCTTTCGTTGAGAACTGCTTTCTAACCCTGCGTCCAGAACGTCCGGCAGGGTAGCATTCACACAGCCACTTACCGCTATCAAGCTTTCTAACAGACACTTGATAACCTACGAATAAAGAGTAGTCATGATAACCTTACCAATCGGTTTGATATCATCGATGTTGCATTCAAAGGAAATTTCATCGTCACTAACTCTTAATTTTTTATTAGGCAAGCGTGAGAGTTTTCTCAGGCTGTTTGTACCTTCGATTTCAACCAGCCAAAGGCCATCAGTAATATCGTTGAATTTACTTTCTAAAATGTATCTTGCCTGATGTTCGATAAGTTGAACTGGTTCTTTGATATCACTTCTTAAGAATGACGTATCGAACAATGAAAATTTTGCATCTTCAATAAGCCCATTTACTATTTTGATATTATTGACACTAATCAGATCTGATTCTTGAGGGGTGAACATTGGTCCTTTACCAGTCATTAACCAGGATAAGGAAGCTTTAGTTTCAGCAGCGCACACGATAATCCAGTCGTATGGAAATGTATCCCTCATCCAACGGTTTCCCATGCCTCCCTTTGAAACCCCCATGTGATCGGCTAGCTGTTGTCTTTTACCGAACCCATAAGCCTCGCAAATCCTCTCAATTGCCTCTTTTCCACCTTCTGTTGGCGTTAGTTGTATCCCATCTGCGAACGTTTTTATTGACATTTGATTAGTGTGATCCTATTGTCTTTCGTATCCCAGATGCGAACTGGGTGATACGCGATGTTAACTACATGCGACCTAACAGGAGAATATGCCCGATGGCGACCTTGATTTCAATTTATATCCCAAAAGCGAAACTTACCACCAAAGAGTTCGCAGAACTGCACGGTATGAAGCCTCGCACCGTACGCTCTTGGTGTGAGAAGGGGATCCTTTCTCAGGACAAGAAGTCCCACAAAAACAGCAGAAACACTATCCATTACCTCAAATACATTGAGCGCCAAACACGTCAGGCACTGGGACACAATCGTTTCCAGATCATCGTGGGTCGTGAACCATCCTGTACCCAATAGGGAACTTTTGAAATGTTTGATTTTCAGGTTTCCAAACACCCGCATTTTGACGATGCCTGCCGGGCGTTCGCTCAGCGTCATAATCTGGCAGATGTAGCGGTTGAAGCCAGCATGAACGTGCAGATGTTGCGTAACAAACTCAACCCTGATCAAAAGCACCAACTGACCTGTGTGGATCTTATGCGGCTGACAGATGTTACTGAGGACGCAAGCCTGCTTGATGCGCTATTAGCGCAGATGCACTGTCTGCCATCTGTCCCGGTTAATGAGATGACAGCTGACAAGCTGGATATTTACGCACTGAAAGCCACGGCGGAAGTTGGCCAGTTAGCAGCATATGCAGTGTCAGGCGGTCGAATGACAGCTGGCGGTAGAAGTGCCCTTGTGACCAGCATTAATGCCGGCGTTCGTTATCTGTCATTGGCAGCTCTTGCAGTGCAAGCGCGTATTCACAGTAACCCCACGTTGTCATCCACCGTAGACGCGTTAAGTGGTATCACTGCTTCTATCGGTCTGAGTTGAGGGAACTATGGCTTTTTCTGTAGCACCTCTTTTGAAGCGTCAGAATCCCTCTCCATCTTACGGAAATGGCTGGATCATGGGTGAGAAGGGCAGGCGCTGGCATCCGTCAATTTCACAGGCGGAATTACTAGCAGGTTTAACTACCACAGGGAGTAAGAGCAAATGGCTATCAATGCTGAACAAGCTATTGTCCCAATGACGGCCGGGGAACGCGTCAAAGGCCTGAGCCACATTGCAAATCTTCGTACAAAAGTTTTCGGTGAAAGCTGCGGTGACGAGCTTAAGCGGTTCATGTTTGATATGCGCGATAAGCGCGATGTGTATTTTGAAAAGAATAAGCGTGCGCTGGCCGCAATATTCTTTCTGGCAAACCTTAAGTCAGAGCGTCATGAATGTGACTTTGATGAGCTGACGAGTGATGAAAAGTACGCGCTGATAGGTGCAATGAACCATTTTCGTGCAGTCGTGAGTTTATTTCCTAAGAAGCTTTCACTACCTAATTAAATAACCAACCGAAATTAAAGGCGTAAACCCGCCGGGCATTCTTTTGCCTTAAATCTGGAGAGAGTTAATGAGAAACATTGAAACGAAAGTAATGAAGACCACCCCAGAAGCGATCGAGTCATTGCTGAATGCTGCACGTATGGATGAGCGCCGCAATCGTGCCGCTGTCTTTTCATCCCGCCTTAATTTCCTTGCGGAAAAAATTGCCAGTGGTGCGGCGAATTCCATTGAAGCCGCTGAACTGATTCGCGAAGAAGCTGAAGAGATTCAGAAACAGGCGCAGGAGTTGCACTAATGGCTGATTCAATGGATTTAGCGCAGCAGCGCGAGGCTGAGAATCTGGCCCGCAGTCTGGCAAACGTGATCAATCGCCCTGTGAAGATTAGCGCGTTCTTCTGTGAAGAATGCGAAGCACCTATCCCCGAAGAACGCCGCAAGGCACTAACTGGCGTGACGCTGTGTGTGACCTGTAAACAAGTTGAGGAGCTACACGCATCTCATTTTAGAGGGGCGTCTGTATGAACACCGTGTTGAAGTGGGCTGGCAGTAAGTCACGCATCATGGCTGAGATTAATAAACACTTGCCGGCGGGTGATCGCCTCGTTGAACCTTTCGCGGGTTCATGTGCTGTGATGATGAACACTGATTATCCTGCGTATCTGGTGGCGGACGTTAATCCAGACTTGATTAACCTTTATCGTCAGATTAAAGATAACTCTCAGCAGTTCATTATTTTGGCATTCCGGGCATTTGCGGAAAATCGCACGCAGGAAAGTTATTACTCAATCCGCGAAGCATTTAATCATCATCTTGGCCTGCCATTGCTGGAACGCGCTGCCTATTTCCTTTATCTGAACCGCAATGGCTATCGCGGTATGTGTCGCTATAACCAGAAGGGAAATTTCAATATCCCCTTTGGTAATTACACACAGCCGTATTTTCCGCTGGAAGAAATCAAAGCCTTTGCAGAAAAGGCAAAACGGGCAACGTTCATTTGTGCTGATTTTACTGAAACGCTAAACATGCTTAAAACCGGCGATGTGGTTTATTGCGATCCTCCATACGATGACACCTTTGCGGATTATCACAGTGGAGGCTTTGGAAAAGATAAACAGTATGAGCTGGCATCTGTCCTGAGTGATGTGGCTACCCGCCATCCGGTCATCGCTTCCAACAGCCACACCCGCCTGGTTAAAAGCCTCTATCGCCAGTTTGACCTTCATCAGATTACCGCCCCGCGCAGCATTGGCGTAGCCGCTGGTAAAGGTAAGAGCGCTGAAGAACTTATCTGTGTCAGCCGTCCCACAGGAACGCAGATTCAACATGCTAATCCTGCTTTATACCCTGGTGCTGTGAACGGGGAGTTTGCATGACTCAAGAATACGCCTGGCCGTGGAACGCACCACGGCAGGCTATCGATAGTCCTTATCTAACCTATGACCAAATCCAACGCCGCGATCAACTGATTGCGGCTGTTTCGCATGCGCGGGAATTACTGGAAGCGCAACCCACCCTTGTCCGCATTGATGTTAATCGCCGACTGGCTGAGTTGGAGAAAGAGCATGGTGTTCAGCGGGCCAATGCCTACTTAACGAAAACCTTCGTTGAGCGGACATTGCCACGCCTTGAGCTGGTGAATGCGCAGTATCGTCTGGGGGAAATGAACCAGGGTACGTTTATGACGCTCACCGAGAACGCGGGCGATAACAGCCGGTCAGCAACCGCCGCCGGCACTCTCTGGGAGTTGATGAGAAGATTCAACCGTCTTCCAGAAATGGCCCGTGCGGATGTTGATCTGCTGGCCGGGGATGTTGCCAGCTTCATTCTGGCTGAAATAGCTCAGGCACACATACTGGGGGGTGATGAATCAGATTACAAATACACTCACCGGATCTTCATGATGGCAGCAACCATCACCAGAGAGTTTAAGCAGACGCCTCCACTTTGGGAGAAAGTTACGTCTCGCCTCTTTGACCCTGAAGAGGTTACCCCCGCCATAATGCGTATGCAGATGGAAAAATGGTGGAAAGGCCGGCTGCGCCGTATCGCTGCATCGTGGCGGGAACATCTCCAGATTGCCCTGGCTAACGTCAGCAAAAAACACACCCCTTACGCCAGCAGCATGACAATCATCGAATGGCGTGAACAGAAACGCCGCACCCGTGAATTTCTTAAAGGGATGGAGCTGGAAGACGAAGAAGGCAACCGCATCAGCCTGATTGAGAAATATGATGGCAGCGTTGCTAACCCCGCGATCCGCCGTTGTGAGCTGATGACCCGAATTCGTGGCTTTGAGGATATCTGTAGCGAGATGGGTTTTGTGGGGGAGTTTTATACCATCACTGCACCATCGCGGTATCACGCCACTATCAAAACCGGCTACCGCAACCGTAAATGGAATGGCGCCAGCCCGGCAGAGACCCAGCGCTATCTTTGCAACGTCTGGCAGAAAGTCCGCGCAAAACTGCACCGAGAAGATATCCGTATTTTCGGCATTCGCGTGGCTGAGCCACATCATGACGCAACCCCGCACTGGCACATGCTGATGTTTATGCTGCCTGAAAATGTGGATCGCGTGCGTCAGATTCTGCGGGATTACGCATATCAGGAAGACAGCGGCGAGCTGACTACCGATAAAGCCCGCAAGGCCCGCTTTCACGCTGAAGCTATCGATCCGAATAAAGGCAGCGCCACGGGTTACGTGGCTAAATATATTTCCAAAAACATCGACGGATACGCCCTTGATGGTGAGCTGGATGATGAGAGTGGCAAAGAGCTGAAAGAGACTGCGCCAGCCGTTTCAGCCTGGGCGGCACGGTGGCACATTCGCCAGTTTCAGTTTGTTGGCGGTGCGCCGGTGACGGTTTACCGCGAACTGCGCCGCATGGATGACAGCGAAACGGCTCACGGTCTTAGTGTCGAGTTTGCTGCAGCGCATGATGCCGCCGACGCTGGCGACTGGGCTGAATACGTTAATGCTCAGGGCGGGCCGTTTGTCCGTCGCGATGAGCTGGCGGTGCGCACCTGGTATCAGTCATCGGAAGAGTGCAACGAGTACGGCGAGGAAACCGTGCGCATCAAAGGCGTATACGCCACATCAGTTGGCGAAGACACCCCAATCCTGACCCGTCTCGTACAGTGGAAAATTGTCGCGAAACGGGCCGTTGATTTGGGGGTTGACCTTAAGGGTGCGAATGCGCCCTCTCGGAGTTCTGTCAATAACTGTACGGGGAGATCGGGATCTGAGGATCTGACGAAACCGGAAAGTATGCCTGATTTGGACTTTGGAAGTATGAGCAGAAAGGAACGGCGCAAGCAGTTGACCAGAATACGTTCCGAACAGCCTCAAAAGTCATCCAAAGTCTTCAAGCGTTCGGATAAGAAAGAGTCTGCCTGCATTCATGTGATTGAACAGGTGCGTGATCTTAGTGGCGAAGTTATCAGCCGCGGACTTGCATCACGTTTGGTTGATGGAACTGAAACGCGTATTGGCGGGATGTGGTTCAGCAGTACTGCACAAGGTGAGCTGTTACGGCCCCGCAAGAGAACCAGGGCAAAAGAGTTACTTACAAGATTTCATCTACTTGCGGAGAAGCAGAGAGGTAAACCTATGTAATCAAAAAGGCTAAGGTTAATCCTGGTAAAGGGTAAAAATCGTTTCACATTTGATAAGACTTTATATACTGTACATGCATACAGTGTTTGCTTTGGGGAGGGAGAATGAAAGATTTTTACATGGAGTCTATTCGGCTGCAGCGCATTGATTTGATTACACGTTCATTGGTCAACGATCTCTACAATGATGACGACAAAGAAATTGCCATGGTCTGGGTAGCTGAGATGTTCACTGGGATTGTGGATGAGATTCGAGACCAGAAGAACGGCGTAAGAAAGAAGGTAGGAGAGGGCTAGAATTCAGATGTTAAACCGTAACAGCAGCTTTGAAAAAGATGGTGACCTATGGCCAAGCGCGACGACAATTATCAGATAATCTATCGCGGTGACTCACTCACAAAATACGTTCCTGGCGGATGGGTTTTCTTCCAACGCCCAAAGAAGAACGGGGGAGGTTACTGGTTAGGTAAGACTATCGATGGCGCTTTCATGTTTGAGCTATCAGAGCCTATTTCACTTTCACGAGGTCTTTTATATCTGCAACAGCTATCTTCAGAAGTGACGGAAAATCTGCCAGCTGACGATGACTTTTCCTTGTTATAGCTGATGCTTGGGCAGTGCATGCCTATGCTGCATGAGATCGCATGATCCCGCGAGGATCGTTTTACCTGAAGCCCGCCAGCAATGGCGGGCTTTTGCGTAGGTCATGCAGTGCATGAAAACCACTTCATAAAGCGGGCAGGCGTGGCGGGGGTACGAGCGCGCGCTGGTAGTGTAACAAACTTGCACAATTAGTTAGAAAAGCTTTATCTTGTACATAAGATTAATCCTGTTTAAGTATGGAGCGTTTTGTGGCAGAGAATGGACCGATTGAGCAACTAGCCAAGATAGTTTCAAGTAAGATTTTTGATAAGTTTCATTGGAAACGGGTAGGGCCATGTGACCAAGATTTTGATTGTGTTAAGGAAAGTGACCACAAACCTGTCGATAAAGTACAGCATCATACGCATCCTGTTGATGCGGTGTTCTCGTACAAAGACCCTTACTTAAACAAAGTCATTTATCTCAATACTGATCTCAAGAGCTACAAAAAGGGATCTATAAATCCAAGAATGATAGAAGGTGCTTTAACATCACTTTATAAAACCATTGACTGTGCAAGATACAGCGAGCAATGGAAAGGGAAATATGATACCGAAATAGGGCAGTCTGAGACACGAGGGTTATTATTTGTTTTCAATCATGATAATGATTTTGAACATGATTTTTATGAGTACTTTGAGCCGCCA